CGCAGGTATAAAATAAATTTATTTTTGCCTTGCTTATGACACAATTGTATGATATAATATGTTTAATTTAAATAAAATAATTAACTATGTTAAAGATTATAATAGTTATTATTATAATATTAATAATAATATTAATAAATATTTAATAGAGTAATGACATGTTTAAAATTAAACTAAATAAACTATTATTAGCACTTGACTTTGTTTTAGTTTCGTGCTATAATACAATCTTCAATAATAACATAGGAGGTATATATGCCAACAGTTGAAGGAAAAGCATATTGGGCTAGTGTGACTAGACCTAATACAACATTCGACCCAGTATATCAAATTGATTTAGCAGTTGATGACAAGACTGCTGATGAGTTCAAGGGTAAGGGTGTGTCAGTTAAACAAGATGATAGAGGTTCTATTATCAAGTTTAAAAGAAAAGTTGCTAGGGCGGATGGGACTAAAAATCCTATGCCGAGACTAGTGGACTCTGCGAAACAACCTATTGATGTACTAGTAGGTAATGGTTCAAAGGTTAAAGTTTTATACAAACCTTTTGACTGGACATTTGCAGGTAAATCTGGTACAAGCTTGGACTTACAAGCAGTACAAGTAATTGACCTCGTGCCATATGGCGAAGACTTTGATGTCTCGGATGGCGGGTTTGTTGCAGAAGGTAACAACGAGGAATTTTAACTAACTAAAACAGGGGGCGACATATGAACGAAGACAAATCTAAATTTGTAGAGTATCATGTCCCCTGTTCTACTTGTGGAAGTAGTGATGCAAGAAGTATTAATGATGATGGCAGTAGCTATTGTTTTTCTTGTACCACTTTCTTCCCGAATGAGACAGGGGTAAATCAACAACAACAAAGGGGCGACATGCAGACAGCAGAAAAAATAACAGACTTAAGTTATCATCAAGGTTCTGTATCTTCTATATCAGATAGAGCAATCAATAGTGAGACTTGTAAAAAGTATGGAGTGAAGGTTACTTACAATGGTAACAATCAAATAGCAAAACATATCTATCCATACTATGACGAGACAGGTCAGATGATAGCAACCAAGACTAGATATGTTAAAGATAAACAGTTCTCAATACTAGGTTCGACATCCAGTTCTGGATTGTTCGGTCAGCAATTATTTAATGGCGGAAAATTTGTAACCATAACAGAGGGTGAGGTTGACGCAATGTCAGTCTATCAAATGTTAGGTTCAAAATATCCAGTAGTTTCTATTAAAAATGGAGTTGCTTCCGCATTAAAAGATATCAAACATAGTTATAATTGGCTTGATAAATTTGAAAATATTGTAATTAATTTTGATAACGATAGTGTAGGTAGAGAAGCTTCGCAAAAAGTTGCGGAGTTATTTCAACCCGGGAAAGTTAAGATAGTAAAACTTTCTGAAAGTTACAAAGACGCAAATGATTTGTTGCGTTCTAAGAAGTATGAAGAGTATGTAAAAGCTTGGTGGAATGCACCAGTACATGCACCAGATGGTATCATTGAAGGTAGTCAATTACTTTCTGAGGTACTAGAACCAATCGTAAAATCCAGAATAGATTATGGATGGAAAGGTTTAGATGAGTTAACTTATGGTATTCGTAGCGGTGAGTTAGTTACTATTACTGCGGGGACTGGACTTGGAAAAACATCAGTCATCAAAGAGTTAGTATATCATATCTTTAAAAGTACAGAGAGTAACATTGGTATGATTATGTTAGAGGAAAGTCCTAAGATAACTGCACTAGATATCATGGGAACAGAAGCTAACTTACCTTTACGAAGACCCGATATTAATTTATCAGATGAAGATAAAACAAACTACTTCAACAAGACAATAGGTACTGGTAGATTTTATTTCTACAATCACTTCGGTAGTAATTCAGTAGATAATATTGTTGCTAGAGTTAGATACATGGCAAAAGCTTTGGACTGTAAGTTCATAGTACTTGACCACATAAGTATGATTGTATCTTCTCAAGAGATAGGTGATGAAAGAAAAGCACTTGATGAAATTATGACAAAGCTTAGAACACTTGTTCAAGAAACAGATGTTGCTTTGATAATTGTATCACATTTAAAAAGACCAGATGGTAAAGGACATGAAGAGGGAGCAGTCACTTCACTTGCTCAACTTAGAGGGTCGGGTTCAATTGCTCAACTATCAGACATGGTTCTTGGATTAGAAAGAGATAGTCAGAGTGATGACATTGCTACAAGAAATACTACATGCTTAAGAGTTCTTAAGAATAGATTTGTAGGTATGACTGGTCCTGCTACATATTTATACTACGACAAAGATACTGGTAGATTAAATGAGGTTGAGAAACCAAGCGGTGATGAAACAGAAGAAGATAAATTTTAATTGGAAGGAATAAAAGTGGGCGATAAAAAACTATTCTTAGATATTGAAACAACAGAGATTGTTAATGGTCATGGACTACCTAATAAAATCTTTTGTTTAGTTACTATTTCTGATGAGGGTAATGTTGTATGTTATACTCCAAATGATTTACATAAATTTAAAGATGACGCAAAAAATTATCAAGAGTTTATTGGACATAACATCATAGGATTTGATGCTCCAGTTATTAAAAAAGTTCTTGGTGTAGATTTATTTCAGATGGGTAAGGTAACTGATACACTTATACTATCACGATTGTTTAAACCAGTAAGAGAAGGTGGACATTCATTAAGAGCATATGGAATTAAGTTTGGATATAACAAGATAGACTTCAAAGATTTCTCTGAGTTCTCTTTAGAAATGTTAGAGTATTGTATTCGTGATGTTAAACTTACAAAGAAAGTTTATGATTTATTACAAAGACAAGGTAAAGGTTTCTCTGAAAAATCTATTGAGTTAGAACATGATGTCTCAAAGATAATAGAGAAACAAGTACAGACTGGTTTTCTTTTTGATAACGAGAAAGCACACATACTACTTGCTAAACTTCAAACTAAGATTGATGAAGTACAAAGTAAAGTTAGAGAAACTTTTCCTCCACTTAAGATTGAGGAAACTTTTATACCTAAGTCAAACAATAAAGCACGAGGGTATGTAAAGGGACAACCATTTATTAAAGTCAAGTATCAAGAATTTAATCTTGGTTCAAGACAACAGATAGGTGAACGACTTATGAAACTAGGTTGGAAACCTAAAAAGAAAACTGATAAAGGACATGTAATTGTAGATGAAAAAGTTTTATCAGAGATTAAAAACATTCCCGAAGCGGAATTGATAAACGAATTCCTTCTACTGCAAAAGAGAATTGCAATGATTAATTCTTGGATTGAAGCGGTAGCAGAGGATAGGAGAGTACATGGAAGAGTTATTACCAATGGTGCAATAACTTCGAGAATGAGTCACCAGTCGCCCAACATGGCTCAAATCCCTGCTGTGTACTCTCCATATGGAAAAGAATGCAGGGAATTATGGACAGTACCAAGCGGATATAAACTAGTGGGAATAGACGCAAGTGGACTGGAGTTAAGAATATTATCCCACTATATGAACAACAAGGAGTATATTAATGAAGTCATTAATGGAGATATACACACTACAAATCAAACTCTTGCAGGGTTGGAAAGCAGAGATACTGCAAAAACATTTATCTATGCGTTCATTTATGGAGCAGGTAACAAAAAACTCGGAAGTATCTGTGGAAGGAATGAAAGCTATGGAAAGCAGATTAAAGAAAGATTTCTTGAGTCTTTACCAAGTCTTAAGAGGTTGCGAGATAGAGTGGACCTCGCTTGTGGAAAAGGATACCTCAAAGCAATCGACCAAAGAAACCTCATCATCAGACAAAAACATTCAGCAGTCAACACCCTCATCCAAGGAGCAGGGGCAATAGCAATGAAGAAAGCATTAGTATTATTAGACAAAGAGATAGAGAAAAATAATATTGATGCATTGCCAGTCGCTAATGTACATGATGAATTTCAATACCAAGTAAAAGAAAGTCAAGCAGATAAACTAGGACAACTTGCAGTACAATGTATTACCAATGCAGGTAAAGAATTGAATATAAGATGTCCACTAACAGGGGAGTACAAAGTTGGAAACAATTGGAAAGAAACACACTAAGACATTAGATACTCTTATACCAGATATTAATAAATTATTAACTGGATTAGCGGAAGGCAAACAAATAAAAGTATCAGATGAAAAGTTAAATAAATTTTTATCTAACATTAAAGACGCAATGATTGACTGGACTAACCCAGTTAAGCAAGACAAAAGTCATTTGCGTATGTCAATAGTTGGAAGACCAACAAGACAATTATGGTATGATAAAAATCAACCAAAGAAAAAAGCAAAGGCAGACCCATCACTACAATTAAAATTTTTGTATGGACATTTACTAGAACATTTAGTTTTATTTCTTACTGATTTAGCAGGACATGAAGTAACAGACCAACAAAAGAAAGTTAATGTCGAAGGTATAGTAGGACATATGGATAGTAAGATTGATGGTGAAGTTATAGATGTTAAGACTGCGTCAGCTTATTCATTCAAGAAATTTGAGAATGGTACACTAGAAGAGGATGACCCTTTCGGATACATTGCTCAACTATCTGGGTATGAAGCTAATGAAAATTCTAACAAAGGAGGATTTCTTGCAATCAATAAATCAACTGGACAACTTGCTTTATATAGACCAGATGACTTAGCTAAACCTAATATTAAATCTTTAATTAAAGATGTTAAAGAGAAATTAGAATCAGATGAGTTACCACCTAAGTGTTATGAACCAGTACCACATGAGAAAGCAGGTAACATGAAACTTCCTGCGGGTTGTGTGTTTTGTTCGCACAAAGTTGAGTGTCATAAAGATACTAACGAAGGTAAAGGACTACGAGCATTCAAGTATGCAAGTGGTAATATTTTCTTAACACGAGTTGTTAAAGAACCAAAAGTTAACGAGGTAAAAATAATAGAACAATAATTTTATGTTGAAACATAAGCACTTACTTGTAAGAGCAGAAGTATTAGAACCACCAAAAGATTTAAAGACAACTAGAGTATGGTTAAAAAAATTAATAACAGATATAGATATGAAGATACTTGGTGGTCCATATCTAAAGTATTGTGACAACATAGGCAACAGAGGATTAACTGCAGTTACTATAATAGAAACTTCTCATATAGCAATGCATGTTTGGGATGAAGACAACCCTGCGTTAGTTCAACTTGATGTTTATTCTTGTAAAGATTTAGATGAAGAGATTGTATTTTCTTATCTTTATAAGTTCAAACCAGTACGAATGAGTTATAGATACTTTGATAGAGAAACAAATTTTAAATTAATAAAGGTACAAAATGAATACAAAACAAGTAAAAAAAATTAGACGAAGAGCAAAGACTATCATGGTAGAATGGTTGCATTCTTTACTACCAGAACACGAAAAGAAACTGATTAACGAAAAGAATGTGTTAGACCATGCACCTAAACAAACTCACTATGTATTTCAAAACCAAGTGCGACTATCTGCGTGGTCGTATAAGTGGATAATTAAGAAGCTTAAACGAAATCCGGACTTGACATTTGAGCAACTTGATGCTATAATAAAGGGTACTGAAAATATTCCAAGTGGTGTTAATAGATGGTAAAATACAGGAGCAAATTTGAAAAAGATGTCATTACAAACTTACCCAAAAGAATCAAGTTCTACTATGAGTATAAAAGACTAAGCTATGTCCAACCGGCTATTCTTCGGTCTTATCTTCCCGACTTGTATTTTCCTAATACTAATATCTTTGTTGAGTTAAAAGGTAGATTTACTATTTCAGACAGAAAGAAACATCTGTATCTAAAAAGTACAGGTGATTATGATATTCGTTTTTGTTTTCAAAACTCTAAGGTTAAGATAAACAAAAACTCTAAGACTACTTATGCCGACTGGTGTAAGAAATATAAAATAAAATTTTGTGACAAGGAGATACCGAAAGGATGGATGACAAAATGATGGAGAGTGGAAAAGCTTACATAGTATTTACACCTACAGGTATAGGTAAAACAAAAAAGATTGATATTGAATTAATCAATTTAGCAGAAGGTGACAGACAAGTCATGGCTTTAGCACAAGGTGTTTGGTGGTTCGCTAAAAAAAATTCACCACTTGCAACATACATAGGTATGAAAGAAATAGAAACAATGATGATACAGGACATGATAGATGATGAAAAAAAACATAACTAAAGAATACTTAGAGACAGCAGTCAAATTAATAACAGGACCAAGAGCAAATGATTATGGTGATAAGGTTATCAACCATGGTAACATTGCAAAACTTTGGTCAGCATATTTAGATGTTCCATTAACAGGACATGATGTTGCAATATGTATGACACTATTAAAAATTGCACGAGCAAAATTTGGTGACCCAAAACCAGATACTTATATAGACGCATCAGCTTATATGTCAATCGCAGGGGAATGTAAAGAAAGAGAAGGAAAGTAATGAAAGTAAAAATAGATTTAGAAAGAGATAATAATCTCACACCATTTGGTATTGCAACAGTACAAGATAGATACTTAGATAAGAACGAGACATCACCGCAACATGCGTTTGCTCGGGCTTCAAAGTATGGTGCTACATACAGAGGTAAAACAGATTGGGATATGGCACAAAGATTATATGACTATGCTAGTAATTTATGGTTTGGTTTTTCATCACCAATACTTTCTAATGCAGGTACAAAAAAAGGATTACCTATTTCTTGTTTCTTAAATTATGTTCCAGATAGTAGAGGTGGTTTGTCATCACACTATGATGAAAACATTTGGTTAGCAAGTAATGGTGGTGGTATCGGTGGATACTGGGGTGATGTAAGAAGTGATGGTACTTCTACTTCTCATGGTTCTAAATCAACTGGTTCAATTCCTTTTATGAGAGTTGTTGATAGTCAGATGTTAGCATTCAACCAAGGTACAACAAGAAGAGGAAGCTATGCTTGTTACATGGACATATCACATCCAGAGATAGAAGAGTTTTTATTTATGCGTAAGTCTTCTGGTGGTGACGCAAATAGAAAATGTCTTAACCTTCATCATGGTATTAATATTACTGATGACTTTATGACTGCAGTAAATAAAAATATAGATTGGAAACTTATAGACCCGCATTCAAAAAAGGTAGCTAAGTCTATTAATGCTAGAGAATTATGGAGATTAATTTTAGAAACAAGACATGAAACTGGAGAACCTTATCTACATTTTGTAGATACTTCTAATAAAAGTTTGCCAGAGACACAGAAAAAATTAGGTTTAAGTGTTAAACAATCTAATCTTTGTAGTGAAATAACTTTACCAACAGATGAAGATAGAACTGCAGTATGTTGTTT